GTGAATGCCGAGATGCAATATTTCGCAACCCCAAATCGTGGCATGCTTTTGACGAAAACGGCTCTCCAAGGAATGGCATCCGCGGCATCAGCTGCTGTGGGTGCTTTGGGCCTATTCAATACCAAGAATGAAACCATGATAAAGCTCCAAACAAAGGTCCAGTCACTCATGGGCATTATCATTGGTTTAGAGGGCACATACAACACAATGAAAAGGACATCCGTTGTCTTAATCGCAACTACAAATGTTCAACGTGCCCTCGAAGCGAAAAGCGAGGCATTAGTAGCGGCTGCGAAAGACAAGGGGACATTTGCAACTATTAGGGCTACAATCGCACAAAAGGCATTTAACGCGATTGCAAAGATGAACCCTTACGTTTTCTTGTTTACCGCAATTATGACGGTTGTGGGGGCGGTGTATTTACTCGCCAAGGCATTTAAATCCGCAAATCAAGAGAGCGAGAGCACGCAGCGAATAAATGACAAACTCACCGAGGAGTTCAAAAGCCAATCCTCGCAGGTCGCCAGTAATATTACAACGTTTGAACTACTTAAACGCAAATGGGGCGAGTGTGCTGGTGATATGGATGCAAAAAAGAAGTTCATCACCGACAATAAAGATGAATTTAAGAAACTCGGGCTTGAAGTGAACACTGTCTCCGATGCGGAAAATGTGCTTGTTACGAATGCAAATGCGGTGGCCCAGTCGTTTATCTTAAAAGCGAAGGCGGCGGCTTACTCGGCAGCAATACAAAGTGAGTATGCGCTGCAAATCGCAAAGGTAGCAGAGCTCGAGCGGAAAATCCAAAAAGGCGAACCATTAAACGTTGAGGAGTATGAGACCGCGGCAAAAGCAGGCATGTCAAAAAAATCGGTAAAGTTGCAAAATTTTGATTTATTCGATTTTGGCACATGGAAATCCGCTATCGAGGACCAATACACAGTAAATGATAAAAACGATGTCATTAAGAGTTTCCGAAAAGGCGTTGAAGATAGCGTCACTATAAATACAAAGTCGCTGCAAGACGGACTCCTTGAAACGGAAGAGCAACTTAACGCATTAAAGAAATTTGTTCCACAGCTAAAGGACAACCCATACGCCAACAACAAATCAGGCAGCAAGGGTGGTAAGAATGACGCAAAGAAGGTCGAGGAGCAAGTCAAGCAGCACCTCGAGAAGATTAACGACCTCGAGAAAAAATACGGGGAGAAACGTCTTGAAATCGTTAAGAGCATCACCGAAAAGCTGTCAGACCTGCGCATCAAGGGCGAACGCAACCAGTTAAAGCGCGAACAAATGGAGCGCGAGCAGGCCTTCCGCAAAGAGCTCGAGGACCTGCAGAAACAGCGGCAGGACTACATCAAATCGCAAGCCGAACTCTATAAGCAAATCTTTGACGAAAAGCAAAAGCTTGAAAAGACAAAGAACCCGAAATATCAAGAGCAAAAATACGAGGGCAGCGCACAACAGCAGCAAGACATGCTCGCGATTGTGCGGGATGCCAATAAGATAATCGCAGACATCAACGTTGATGACATTGTTTCCAACCCTGCAAAGGCCCTTGAAACGCTCACCGCGAAAGAAAACGAACTGCAGGCATCAATCGCCAAGGCGAAAGACGAGGCAATCGCGCAAATGAACGCTCTTAACCTTGTCGGCAACGTGGACTTGCTTAATCGCCCAGTGGTTGACGCGCTCAAACTCACCGAGGCTGGGTGGGGAGACCAAGGCGAAGGCACGTCATCAACATTTGCCCGCAGCTATACCATTGCCGATGCGAACGGCACGAGCCACAATGTGCTTATCACCCCTATCCTACCCGATGGCAGCGTATTGTCACCGCAAGAGATTGATGAGTATATTACAAAGATGTTAAGCGGAAAGGACATCCTGCAAGCCGATGACAAGAAAATTGTGATAGGCCTTGATGTTGATGCCGCGCAGAGCGACACGCTGCGAAAAGCGCAGGGCGTGCTTAATGACCAAACCCCTTCACCATACGCGCTCGCAATAAGCACAATCAGGGCGAACCAAGTTAAGCGCGATGAAGAGGTGGATAAGAACCTGCTCGAGAAATTTCGCAGCATTGAGCAAGAACGCGCTGCGATTGCGAAAGAGTATGACGATGACATCACCCGCATACAGCAAGAGCGGGCGAATGTACAGCAGCGCATCGATGCAGCTATCACGGAAGAAGAGCGCAAAGAATTGCAAGAGCGCTCAAATAACCTTATAGCGGCCGAGGCGAAAGCGCAGCAAGAGCGAAACAAAGCATTAGGAAATTTCGACTTTGAGCAGCTAAAGAATAATCCCCAGTACATGAAGGCGTTTGGCAACCTTGAAGAGCTTAGCGACACCACCTTAACTCGGCTCGTTAAGTTGTTTGAAGAGGCCACCAGTGATACGACCCTTGACCCTGAAGTGCTTAAGCAATATGCCGATGTACTGCAGGCTCTGAATGAACAAGTTGATGCACGCAATCCGTTCAAGGCGTTGATGCAGGCTCGCAGCAAGATGCTTGACTCAATGGCGAAAGCGAGCGGCATAGAAAAAGAAATCAAGAACCTGCAAAAGTTGCGCAAGCAGGCGGTGGAGAACGGGGAAAGTGCAGAGAAATTAACCGAAATCGACAGCGCGCTTAACGAAAAGGAGAAAGAACTTGCCGACACGCACGATGAACTCGTAAAGAACCAAAAGGATGTCGAGAAGTCGCTCACCGAAATCAGCAACCAAACGAATGAGCTTGCGAATGCGATTAAGTCGGTGGGTGATGCGATGGGCGGAACAGCGGGCGAGGTGCTCGGGTTGATTGGTGACATCATGACGTTCACCACAACGACAATCGAGGGCATCGAGAAGGCTGCACAAACGGGCACCACAGCCCTATCCACAATGGAGAAGGCAAGCGTCATTCTCACGATTATCAGCGTGGCTATCCAGTTGCTGCAAAAGATAAGCGACATGTACAAAGATGCACATGCCCAGTATGAGGATTATGCCGAAAAGGTGGGCGAGATTAACACGCTCACAAAATCGGTGCATAATTACCGACTCGCTGTCCTTGACGCGATGCAAGCCGAGAAAACGTGGTTTGCCACAACGGGCCTGCAAGGGTTAAAGAATGCCTACGAGCGCGGGCAAGAGGTGTTACAAGCGTACAATGACACGCTCAACGAGCAGCAGGCGGTGTATCAGAATGAGAGCGGGGGCGGTTGGCTCACTAAGGGACTGAAAGCGATAGGCAGTTTCACGGCATCAATCACTGGCGCGGTTACGAGCGTGCTCGGCCTCGGGAAAACAGCGGGCGCAATCTTCTCGACTGTCATGTCAGGCGGTACGGACTTTATGAGTTTGGTTGGTGCAGTCACCGAGCAAACGGACCAGTACACCAAGAACACGGTCGCTGCCTACGAGAACCTGCGCATCGAAACGCGCAAGAAGTCGAGTGGTTTTCTCGGCACTGGCATCGGTGGTCATTCGCAGCAAACGGAGGACCTGCGCACATGGGCCAAGGAGAAATATGGCGAGGAGCTCTTCGATACTGCGGGGTGGATTAACACCGAACTCGCGGAAACTATCCTCGAGGACTATGGCGACAAGCTCGTGGGCGAAACCGAGAAAACGTTGAACGACTTGATAGAGCTCAAAGAGGAGTATGATGCGTGGAAAGAGGAGCTGCAAAGTTATGTGAGCGACATGTTCTCACCACTGGTAGACGATATGAGCGATGCCTTGTTCGACTGGCTCGCTGACGGAAAAGACGTAATGGATAGCTTTCACGAGTACGCATCGGATACGTTCCGTTCACTGGCTCAAGAAATTCTCAAGCAGGCGTTACTCAAGCAGGTGTTCGCGGGGTTCGAGGATAACCTTAACGACATTTACACCAAATACGCTGCGGGCGGTCTTGATGAAAAGCAGATGCTCGATGAGGTGATGAGCGAGGTTGATGCCGTGACAACGCGGGCCGAAAAGAACCTGCCCTCGCTGCAAGCCCTCACGGAATACATCAATCAGAAATTCAAAGATAGCGGCTACGACCTTACGGGTGACAGCTATGACCAAGAGGCGAGCACTGGTGCATACGAGACGATGAGCGAGGATACGGGGTTGGCACTGGAAGGCCGTTTTACTGCACTTCAAGAGTCAAACGAGATAATCAAGCAGAACGTCATTCTCCTCGAGGCAAGTTGCCGCACGATTAACATCAACAATGATGCTATCCGTGGCTATGTGAGCGAAATTGCCGACATTCAACGTGGCACAGCGTCATACGTTTCAGACATCGCCAAGTTCACCACGCTATACTTGCCCAAGCTGCAAGACATCAGCGACAACACGCGAAAGATTCTCGAGGCTGTATAACCACTTAACCCGATATAACGATGATAGTTCCAAAGTACAAAGCATTCATTAAGTTGCGCGAGAGCACCGATGCCGCGAGAGACATTTCGGCATACGGGGCGATGTTGCTCAAGGGCAGTTACGAGGCGTTGCTCACACCTGCACCGATGAAAGAGTGGGTATCCTACGACAGCCGCATCGTCAACGGAACGACCATTTACAGCGCATCAGCTCGCACGGCATCGCGCAGTGTGACGTTGCAAGTGCTAATTGTGGGTGATGACGAGGAGGATTACCTCGCGAAGTATAGCGAGTTTATGACCCTGCTCGCGAGTGGCATCGTGGCCTTGTCGGTCACGCAATTAAAAACAACGTATTACCTTGCCTATAACGAGTGCACCACCTACGGGGACTATGGCGAGAAAGTGGGCAAGTTAGCGATTAAGTTCACCGAGCCCGACTCAACCAACCGAGACACGTTCACATACAATGGATAGTAAGATTACGATACAATGGCGCGATTGCGCACCAAACGGCACTGCGTGGCTACAAGATAGCGACACGGGGGTCTATTACTATAACGTGACTGCATCAGACGGAACGATTACGCGCGTTGAGGTGGGCACTGAAAAACCCGCGAGCGAGCTCGAAGTGCCTATCACATCTTCGGCAGTACATTCGGCATCGCTCATGGAGCACGACTATGTAAAGCTCGTGTGGAACGACATTCGCCGTTACGAATTGCCAGTGGGCGCAAATATCCTTTGGGAGGGCACGCGGTGGCGGCTTGCTGCACCCTACAAACCGCAGCAGACCGATGACATGACGTGGCATTACGAGCCCGAGTTCTTGCACCCCGTGTACCTTTGGAGCTATGTGCCGTTCTTTTTTGTCACCTACACCACCACCAAGCAGGATGACGGAACGTGGCTCACCGAAGTGTCGCAGAAAGAGTCGGACTGGACTATCACCGACACCGCTGCCAACATTCTCGCACTGATACGCAAGGCGGTATGTTTCTATTGCCTGCAAGACGATGACACCTTTGACGAAAGCATCGTAACTTGCACAATCGACAGCGACATCACCGAGGTCAAGACGTTCTCCTTTTCCGATGTTGACATCATCTCGGCTCTTTCGCAGATTGCCGATGAATACGAAACGGAATGGTGGGTGGAATACGTCAATGACCAAATCGGCAACCCCACAGCTATCACGATACACCTCGGTAGGTGCGAAACGGGCGGCTCTGCCGCGTTCAAAGTTGGCGATAATGTAACTTATCCAACCGTCAACGATAAGAGCGAGAACGGGGCTTATACGCGGTTCTATGTGTTCGGGAGCACGCGCAACATAACCCAAGAATACGACACGGGACTCATCACATCGCACATCGTTAACAAGCGGCTCACACTGAGCACCGACACCTACCCTAACGGCTACATCGACATCCGCGACAATATGGGTGCAGGCGAGGTGCGTACCAAGGTGCTTTACTTTGATGACATCTACCCGCGCTCGGCATTGCGCATCACCAGTGTTTCATACACGGAAAAGTATTACAAAGATGCCGATGACGAGAAGGTGCAACTCACCGATAGTGACGGAAATGCCGTGTTTGACGATGAAGGCAACCCAGTGTATAAAACCTATCCAGTATTCCGCGTCACCTTTGGCACATACTACGAGAGCACTGGAACGACCACCAACTTCATCTTCAACAACAAAACCTACCGCAAAAAGACCACCGAAAACGCTGCAACCTACGACAGCTACAAGTACAGCGAGGATGGCATGCTTATCAGCGGCAAGACCCTCACGATGCACTTCAATAGCGGCTCGCTCAATGGGTTTGATTTTGAGCTCGGGTACATCGATGACAGCGGGGTTGTGAATGACGAGGCGGCAAGTGTGTTCGAGATTATTTTCAGTGAGGAAACGGGCCGACTATTGCCCGATACCGTCTTGTGCCCGTATGACGGAGATGGTGACTATTCCAAGGCCGATGAGATTGTGCTCTACAACATCAGGATGCCCGAGGACTATGTTCTCTCGGCACAAGCGGAACTTGCCGAGGAGGCTCTGAAAGAGATTGCCGAATATCAGAAAGACTACGCGAACTACACGCTGCGCAGTAACGTGGCGGCTTTTGCGGCAGGCGAAATAAGACTGCACATTGGCCGACCTATCACGCTTACCAACGTGCACACAGTTAACGGAAAGGTCGTTGAACTCGACCCAGTGTCAACGCGCGTGCTATCGTTCGAGGAGCACATCGACTATGTGCATGATGTTGAATTTACGCTCGGCTACGAGCGAGTCAAGGGCAACATCGAAACCTTGCGCGAGGAGGTGGCAGACATGAGTGGCTCTATCGCTACGGTACGCACATCGGTGAGCGGAAACTATTTAAGGCGCGATGTTAACGACACGGCACAAGGGCGCATCATTTTCAATGCAGGCATCAAGTCCGAGGGCGTTAAGGTGGGCGATTATGTCACTGGCGTTACTGGTGGCAATTTCACCGCGGAGGGCGATGGCGAGCTTGGCAGCTTGTCGTTGCGTGAGTGGTTGGAGGTGCCGGAGTTGAGGTTCAACCGCATCGATGTGGTGAGCGGGGAGTTGTGGAACTCGATAGCGTTCGGACTCATCGAAGAGGTCGACACCGACAAGCAAGTTGTCACCCTCAAACTCGAAGAGGGCGAATATAGCGGGCTCAAGGTTAAAGACATCTGCCGTGGTATCTTCCACAACCTTACGGGCAATGAAACCGCCTACGAGGGCACTGATGACTGCGGCTTTCTCAAACTCGCAGGGTTCACCACAGTCTACTTCACAGTCGAGGAGTTATTGGCCGACACTAAGCCAGTCGCAAACATCGAGGGCGTTGAAGTCGATTTGGAAGTCTATAACTTTGCAGGAACGACAACGAATAGCAGCAACTTCTCGCTCTATCTCGCAAGCAGTTCGCCAACGCATACAGCAACAATTCTTGGACAAGGAACAAGCGGCAATTATGTGTGGGCGGCAAACATCGGAGCGAAAACCGAAATCACGGGCATAGCTTATCAATACAACATCGTGGGCAAACGCGATAACGCGACCGCTAAAACGTTGGTCAGCGTTGATGTGTTCCCACCGACTGTTACCAAACTTGGCACGACCGCTTTTGCCCGATGCTACAGCCTTACGCGGTGCTTAATTCCCGCCTCTGTCACCACAATCGCAGACCGCGTTTTCCAAGGCGACTCGGCCTGCACCGAGTGGGGTGACGCATCGAGCGTGACGAGCATTGGCGCTTTTGCGTTCGAGCAAACGAAACTCACCGACCTTAGCATGTTTGGCGCGATTACGTCAATCGGGGAGGCCGCGTTCTACTATAACTCAAACGTAGGCAACACGATGACAAGCGCATCAATGCCGAGCGTTAAAGAAATTGGTGCACAAGCGTTCAAGTACAACAAAGGGCTTACCGAGGTGTACATTGGTGGAAGTTGCACGAAGATATACGTTAACGCATTCAACGGCTGTACCGCCTTGGAGTCAGTCACGATTAACCGCTCTACACCGCCAACGCTTGTCAACACCAACGCGTTCTCGGGCTGTTCCGCCCTCACTGCTATCTATGTGCCAAGCGCATCAGTCAGCAAGTACCAAAGTGCGAGCAACTGGAGCACTTACGCAGACATCATTCAAGCGATTGATGAAACTGCAACGGAAACAACCACCGAAACCACCACCGATAGCAGCGACACAACCGACACAACGGCATCGGGCGCGGTCTACGGCAAACGTTTCCGCTACTCACTGCGCAGTGGCTCTTCGCACCCATGCGTGGCCATGAAGTTCGCGGTCTACGGCAACTCGGTAGACACAACGCGGCAAGCAAGCGCGTACTCCAACCGCTATTACAAGCGATATTTGAGCGGGGTGAACACCTACGAAATAGACCCCGACACAAACATCGTGATGCAGCAGGGTCTACTTGACGGACTATCCATTAGCGGTGTGGAGATGACGGGCTACGGCTCATACCTTTCCAACGTGTACATGGCGGGCAGTTCTATCCAGTTCGACAAGGACACAATCGAGAAGATGAACATCAAGCCGTATGTCGTGCAACTCACGCAGTATTCGGGTTCAGTTATCCTTGCGAACGATGGCACGCTCTACTCGCCCACCAACAAAGATGTGAACGTCACGAGCACCGACAGCGAAACAAGCGGCACGGAAAACACGACCGCGACCGACACCACAAGCGCCACCAAAGAAGATGCAACGGCAATCTCGGAAGACGATGCAACGGCAATCTCGGCAGGCGATGCCACCGACAGCACGAGCACGACCTACAACGTTATCACGACCGATGTAAGCCTAACCACATCAATCATCGCGTACAAAGGCACGGATAGGCTCACAGCAAGCACCGACAACGCTGCGGGCACGTTCTACGTCACAATCGAGTGCGTTGGCTGCACTGCGGAAGTCGATGGTGACACAATCAAGATAACCTCGGTCGATACGAGCGTGATTAACCATTATGTGGACATTACGATACTCTGCGAGGGTGAGGCGAGTTACACGTTGCGCTACGCAATTGCGGTGACGTACAATGGCGAGGATGGCGCGGCAGGGGCAGACGGAGCGCAGGGCGAAAAGGGCGAAAGCGGCAACAATGGCGCGGATGGTGCTGATGCCGTGAACATTTGGCTGACCGCGCCAGTGGGCACTATCCACTTCGACAATGCAGGCAGTCCGAGCCCTTCGAGTTTCGCGATAACGTGTAAAAAGCGGGTGGGCAGTGGCGATGTGGTCACGATGAACACCCACTTCCGCATATACGCGTACAACGGCACCGACTGGGGGATGATGCCCGTGGAGGGCGATTTCTACTTCAACGCGATTGCGCGGGAGTCTATCACGCTGACACCTTCGCAAAAAGCGACCTACACGCAATACCTTGTGCGGGCATACGAAAGCGCAACGGCTGCAAGTAATGCCGAACTCACCGCAAGCGACTATCTCGCAGAACTGGCAATAGGCGTGTCGAATGACGGAAAGAACGGAGGAGATGGCGAGAACGGCTACTTCCCGCGCGACCGCGGATTCTATCAATCGGGCAGCGAGTATTGGTATCGCAAAGAGGGCAATGATGTGTATCGAGATAAGGTCGTGGCACTGGTTGACGGAAGATATTATAACTTCCTCGTGCGCACCCGCAACGACAGCACGCCAGTAACGACTGCACCACTCTCGACAAGCGATGACGAGAACTGGGAACTGATAAGCCAGTATCAGACGTTAATTGCCGATACGCTCTTCGGTAACAATGCCAACATTGGCGGGTTCATGGCGAGCGATAGTTACTTGAAGTCGCAAGTCGCGGCCTACCGCTTGAAGTACATGGGGGTGTGGGGAAAGAACAGCGTTCAAGCGTTCGGTTTGCAGTATCATGGCGAGGGCGATGCCGACACCACCTACACGCAAAGCACAGACAATAACGGCATAACCATTTATCCAGTTGTCAAAGACCCCGATGAAAAGAACGTGCTAAAGCGCTTGCGAGCGGGTTCAACAACGGGGAAATACTCAACAGGCGATAGTGGCAAGTGGCAAGAGATACCGAGCGGGACTGAGGCTTATTCCCACATCATCGGCAGCGGTTCGAACAGCGTGTTCTATGTCGATACTGAGTACAACAAAGTCGATGCCACCACTCTCCAAAACTCCACGATGTATGCCGCAGAGGATGGCGATGTGACACCTATCCGCCCGATGTATAAGTACAATGATGTGTTCTATGTGCCGCGCATCATGGATATAACAATTACAGCCAACCCAAGCGACAGCACCTACTGGCGACCGATACTTGAGCATGAGTATATGGGCGAGTTGGATGAACTGGAAGAGGGCGAAGAGAACCCGACNATGGATGTGCCCAAGTTCGTAATCAACGGCAAGACTGGCACGCTGTGCATGCGGCAAGCCGATGATACCGTCTACACCTACGATGAAACGGGCACGCAAATTCTCGGTATCGAGAACGGCCAACGCGTCATCATCTCGCCAGTGTCAAAGGAAATCGCTATCTTCAACAGCGCAAACACGCAGGTTGTTTCGTTCAACGGCAACAATCGCACCTTTGACACGCTCTACGGCAGCGAAAGCAGCACCAAAGTAGATATTACCTATCCCGAAGAANCGCCAAGTTTGGTGTGCTCGGGCACAGCCGAGGTATCGACTGCAACGCAATTGTTAACCGATTACACTACGCTCAAGGCGGGAACGTACACAGCGAAAGTNTCGCTCACGATACTCGCCAAAGCATCAATNACGCAGTCCGANTTCGTGAACGATGCCGACCGCACCTTTGCGGCTACCTACGGCTCGTATGTGTACGAGGGNGGNAANTACTATTGGCAGAACTANGCACGCATCGAGTTGCTAATNGTCAAGCATGAAAACGGAACGAATGTGCCAGTGCAGGTGATTGGCAGCGCGACAACATCGGGCACGCCCTCTGCNGTGAATAACGGCTTCGCAACAGCGCANACAAANATCGANACGAGCGTGACATTTAGCGCGAGNGCGGAAACGCAATACGCCCTTGCTGTGCGATACACGTTGGCCGTATGTTCCGCGCGATTGTATGCCGATGAAGATGGCTACACAGACAACACTGCCGAGGTGTGGTGGGGCAGCAACGTCTTAACGAGCGCGGGCNCATTNTCGTTCAACAGCAGCATGTACATCGGAGAGGTGTTCGCCAACGGCCTTGCTTTCGGTGCAGGCACTGGNGAACACTTCGCCCTCACGCANGAAAACGACAGCATGCACATGCGGTTNATCGCGGGCGGGAGCAACGGCATCGAAATCGACAAGAGCGGGGTTACGCTCATACTCAACGGCACAGCCTACGCGGTGAGCAAAGATGATGACGGAACACTTAAACTGACAGCCAATGGATAATAGAAACATCAACGAATTTACCCTGCTTACCGAGCTGACTGATGCCGATAGCGTGGTCGTTGTCGACAGCAGCGGCTTTGCAAGGCGTATCAACGTGAGCGAATTGAGCATCGGNGAGGAAATCACCANCGATGAAATTGACGCGATAATCACAACTTAACAGCATAGAAAAATGGCAAACGACAAAAAATTCCTTTCTTACGATGGCTTGGTCTACTTGTGGNCCAAGCTNAAAAGCTATTTCGCGACCAAGGAGCACGCGCACGCGGTCAGCGATGTTACCGACCTTAGTAGNACCCTTGAGGGCAAACTGGATAGCGATACAGCCGCGGAAACGTATCTCAAGCGCACGAGCGATACGCTCACGGGCACGCTCACGACTGACGCGGTGAATTTCCGAGCCGAGGGNNTNTCGAATGGCACGACTACATCTTACGAGAATTTCGTGGTCGAGGGCAAGTCCTACACTTATACATCGGGCACTGGCGTGGCCGCAGTATCAACGTTGAAATATGCCTTGTTCNTTGGCGGTGACACGCTGCCTGCAACCGACAACAGCAACACCCTCGGAAACTCGACTTATCGGTGGAAGAGCGTGTATGCGGGCGATGTTGTCATCACCGACCCGAACGACAGCACAGCGACCATGAGCGTGGCTGATGCGATTGGCGAGTTGCAAGAGAACGTGGGCAGTGGTGGGAGCATCGCCAGCACCTACGTTCCGTTGGCGGGCACATCGTCTATTACTGGCGCGTTGACACCTGCTACGAACGGCACAGCGACTGCGGGCGTATCGCTTGGCACTGGCGCAAAGAAGTGGCAGTATTTGTACGCCTATTCGGTGGGTTCATCGTCTTATCCTGCAACCAACGTGTTCACGAACACGCTCGGCAGCAGCACGAAATACGTTAACTCGGCATACATCACTACGCTCTATGCAACGAATGTCGGAACAACGGCAGCAACGAACCTCAAGGCAGCAACGTTGACGATAGGGGAAATAACAATCGCGGGCATCGACAAATCGCCCGAGGAGGGCAATGATGATTATCTTGTCACAAGCGATGGCGTGGCAACTGCACTCGCCAAGTACCTGCCCTTGGCAGGCGGTGACATGACGGGTGAACTCGGCATCAAGAAAAGCATTCACTTGTACGACCAAGGCGATAACACGATTGTTATTCCCGAAACTGGCAGAGCGTACGTTGCGGGCCAAGGAAATAGCGATTACAAAGTGTTCGAGTTCGCGACTGATGACACGCCAACCGAGAACAGCTACGCGCTGATGACGAGCGGGGCGATATACAAGATGATGTATGGCGGCGAAGCTAACCCTTCGTTTGACGATGTGGTAGTCAGTGGCGAATTGAACACGCAAGGCATCAAAATGGGTAACGGATATGCGGATAGCATCGTCACCGCAATCGACAGCAGCAGCAGTAACCTATCATCGGAACTGCCCACCGCAAGCGCGGTACTGAGCGCGATAAACAAGGCCTACACCGCAGGCGATGGCATCAGCATCGAGAACGGAACAATCACCTGCACACTCGACACGAACATGTGGCTTATCGTCACCGAACTGCCCATTATTAGNGATTTNTCCGAGAACGAAAAGGGCAANGTCTACCTTGTNCGCTCAACAGCGGAAGAGGGCTCGAACCTTTATAACGAGTATCACGTTGTCACTGATGATAGCGGAGAAGAGGTGTGGGAGGCCATTGGCAGCTACGACCTTGAAATGGATATGGAGAGCATTAGTAACAGCGAAATTGACGCGATAATTGCCGCTTGATTATGGGTTATCTTGATACATCGGGACTGCAATACTTTTGGNGCAAGCTGAAAGACTACTTCGCGGCCAAGAGCGACTTGACCGAGATGNCGGAGAAGATTAACGGCCTATANCAAGCCATGGGCTACGAGCAGTTGGATGGCGTGTATTACGATGCGAGCAAGTACAACTTTGCAGGCACTGCGACAACCCTGCCAACGATATACTACGATTCCACAACGCAAGAGGTGGTTAACCTTGGCACTGGCGCGAGTGGGGCGATTGTGTGGGCGTGCAATTATCAAGGCACGGAATTATATAACTCCTCGAGAAAGAATGTGTTTGTCAACACCGCCAATGGCTACGACACCAACGTGCTATCCATTGACCTTTGCACGTTGCAAGTCATCGACACCTACGCGCTGTGGTGCTGCTCTGCACTGACGCGCTGCGCATTGCCCGCCGCCACCACGCTCGGCGATTACGCGCTGCGCAATGATACCGCGTTGGAGGAGTTGACGTTGAGCGATACGCTCACGAAGATTAGCACGGGTTCGCTCTATGACTGCACCGCCTTGAAGTCGCTCACGCTGCCCGCCACGCTCACAAGCATCGGAACTGCGGGCTTGTACGATTGTGTCAGCATGACTAAGTTAACGTGCAAGGCCACGACACCGCCAACGCTTGGCACCAACGCGCTCAAAGCCCTTACGGGCCTAACGGCACTGCGCGTTCCCTCGGACAGCGTTGACGCATACAAGGCGGCATCGGGCTGGTCAACGTATGCGGACAAGATAGTGGGTATCACCGAGGAGGCCACCGCAGGCGATGGCGAGTCGNGTGAAATATCGGGAGAAGTTTAACAATTAATACACATAAATTATGACTGCATTACTGATTACTATTGGAGTACTTGTCCTGCTTGATGCGGGACTGATTATCGCGCTTATGACAGCGCGGAGGGAGAGAGATGATGCTATTCGTGACGCGGGCGATGAAGTGTACTCATTGCGTGCGCAGATAGCGCGTATGCGAGCCGAGCTGCGCAGTTTAGCGGCCGAGCGCGATGTGTACAAGGCGGACATTGCCAAGTACAAGGAGCGGCTTGTGAGCGCGGCCGAAGATGCGGCAGTGCGGGCAGCGACCGAGCCTGCAATTGAGCCGAAGATTAAGGGCATGGAAAGCGCGAGCAAGTTGTCGGCAGACGAGATTATCAAGGGCGATGCGGTGACCGCAGGCCCTATCGTGCGCAAGCAGCGCAAACGTGGAAAGGAGGTGCGCAAGCATGATACAGATTAGCGATGATATTCAAGCGATTGCTGTGGTGTGGGTCGTGGTGCTGTTGCTTTGCTTTTTCGCACCGCTCATAGACCTTGGCTGCGGCATCGTGAAAGCGCGGCAGCGTCACGAGCGGATAACAAGCTACGGACTGCACCGGACTGTGATAAAGATTATGACCTACGATGGGAGCGTGTTTCTCGCAGGGTGTATCGATGTACTGATGCACATGGCGCATGTATGGCACATTGCGGGCGTGGATATGCTTGTTAACGTGCCAGTGGTGAGCGTGCTCATGGGCATGTTTAATGTTTTCGTGGAAATGGTATCGGTGCGCGAGCGTGCCGACCGCAAGGCAGACAAGCGGGCCAAGGCTCAACTGATACACATTGTGGAAACGTTGCGTTCGCAGGAGGTGACACAACTGCTGCAACACATGGGCGCGATTAAGCGCGAGGAAGAGGAGGTGAACGATGAAGATACTCATTGACAACGGGCACGGAGTCGATACCGCAGGCAAGCGGTCTCCCGATGGCCGCGTGCGCGAGTGGTCGTACACGCGCGATATTGCCGAGGAGGTGGTCAAGCGGCTCAAGGCCAAGGGTTATGATGCCGAGCGCATTGTGCCCGAGGACCGCGACATTAGCCTTGGTACGCGCGTGGCAAGAGTTAACAAGTGGTGCGAGAAGTTAGGCAAGGACAACGTGGTCCTTGTCAGCATACATCTCAACGCAGCAGGCAAGGGCGATTGGCTCAACGCAAGAGGGTGGAGCGCGTGGATATATAGCGAGAGCGCGGGCAAGCGCACCAAGGGCCTTGCACGCTGCCTGCACGATGCCGCACAATCGGAGGGGCTCAAAATCCGTCACTACCGACCGCGGCAAGCCTACTGGGTGAGCGGGTTTTACATCATCAAGTACACCCACTGCTCGGCTGTGCTTACCGAGAACCTCTTTCAAGATAACAAAGACGATGTGAAGTTACTGTTGTCTGCGGAGGGGCGCGAAAAGATTATCAACCTACACGTTAACGGCATAATCGCATGGGTAGCGTTGTTCGGAAAATAGTCCCGCTTGTGGCGTTGTTGCTGATGCTGGCGGGTTGCAAGACTCGCTACATCGAGCGCGTTCACAGCGTGCCAGTGACGATGCACGACACAATCGAGCGCGTGGTCCTGCATCGCGACAGCGTGACGTTGCATGATAGCGTGTACATTCACGCGGTCGGGGACACGATATGGCATGAGCGTTGGCACACCGCCTATCGGTGGCGCGTGCGCGTAGACACGATGCGCGTGTACGTCACGCGGCCCGTGGAACTCCACGACACAATCTACACCATTCGCGAAGTCGAGGTGCCCGTGGAAGTGTACAAGCAGCACTGGTGGCAGCGACTGCTTGCTTGGGCGGGCGGCATCGCGCTTGCGGGTGGTGCAGGTTTAGCGATTTTCAAACTAAAATAACATCATTGTTTAACATCAAAATCATAGAATTATGGATACTCAGTATTTAGGACAGATTAGCTTGTTTCCCGCACACCGCATTCCGCGTGGATGGCAGATGTGCAATGGCCAGTTGCTGCAAATAGCGACCAATCAAGCGTTATACTCGATAATCGGGGCGACCTACGGAGGCGATGGCTTTCAAACGTTCATGCTGCCGCGCATCAAGCCGATAACCTGCTGCAATGCGGGTGACGAGTACCCACCGAAAGACATTCCCAAGGAGAAGCAGTATGTGTATTGCATCGCTGTTGAGGGAATCTACCCTATGCCTGATTAATTGACGAGCCAGTTGGTTATGTTAGTTATTAATGGATGAGTTGATTAGTTAAGCGAGCCCCGTGGTCCGAGAGGATAGCGGGGCGTTTTTGCAAGCGTGCTGTTCGGTGCGAGCCGTTGCATTGCGCAGAAAAGAACCGCCCGACAATCAACGTGTTACGAGCGGTTGTGATTTCCTTTGCAAATAAGCCGTTTGCAGATTTGTTTGCAAAATCGCTTGCAAACAGCTTGCGCGATGCTTGCTTTTGCAAACGGAATTTCGTACCTTTGTACCGCTTGCAAGCCCGCGAGGGTGCAACAAGCCTTTAGCAAGCGATATTTTTTTGGTTGGAGCGCCCCTGCGTAGCGGGCGCTTTTTTGTCGCTATTAGGCAACTCGCTCGAAAAGGCGGAAGTTCGGGCGGAAGGGTAAAACACCCACCCTGCGGCCGTTCACGCCCTGAAAACTTTTAAACAAAGTTAAAAGATTTGCAGTTAAAGATTTATCGTTGTATATTTGCAATTCATTGTTGTTACTAAACACTGTTAGTAACGAGTCACAGATGGTCGAGTCGATAGTCTGTGACTATTTTTTTGCATTAACGTACTCGATAACCTTTAAGATTGCTTCGTCAACTTTCTTCTGATTGCGGTGAATATAGACATCACTCATGGGGTAAGGTGATTTGTGTCCTAAGGCCATGTCGATAACTGCATCGGGAACGTCTAAATCGGAAGCAATTGTTGCCCAAGTGTGACGTGCCCAATACGAGGTAACACCTGCAAATGGGTAGACCTCTTTGCCTTTGTCGTCTATGTAATGTATGCTTGACAAGCTGTTATTCATCAACCCTGTGAATGACGAATGATTGCGCATTGTGTCCATTACGTTAAGAAGATACTCTTTTCCTCGGTATCGGTTGATTATCGTTGCAGCCTCCTTTGGGACAATCATTTCACATGGTATTCCTGTTTTACGGCGAGTGAACGCAATCTTGCCGTCAGCTCTTATAGACTTTAGAAATAACAAGTCTGCCATGTTAATGCCTGCAAAGTAAAATGACAGCATCCAAATGTCGCGATATCTTTCTACTGACGGCTTATCGCTTAGGTCATAATCTCGTAGCATTCTAAGGTAGTCTATGGTGAGTGACCGTTTTCTTGTCGGAGCAAAGCTAAGATGAAATCGCCGAAATGGATAAGCGTCTGGCGAGATAATCTCGTCATCTATTGCTGCATTAATTATCGCACGTATATGGTTAAACACGATTACTACTGTGTTGTGCTTGAATTTCTTTAATAGGTGTGATTGCAAGTTGCGCAGGAAAGACACATCTATACCATTAAGAAACAAACGGCTGGTATCGGTAAACGCTTCTATTTCTTTGAGAGTGAATTTGTAGCCGCCGATAGTAGAACGAGCTTTGCGAGTCTCTATAAATTTGCGAGCGTAGTCTACAAAAAGAATCGGCTGTGCAGCCTCATTCTCATCCACTAAGACATCTCGCAGTTGCCTCGCGCTTAGTTGCCGAATTGGATTACTTTCGGCATACTGTGCTAGTTTGAGTTCATAGTATGCGAGCCTTTGGGAAATCATTGAGTTAAGCATCCGAGCTTGGGGGTGGCATACAACCTTTCCGTCTTTCCATTGTTCTTTACGCAAGGATATATGCAATGGGATGTGTGCAGTCGTTGCTCCGTTCGTTACGCGGATAACGACCGGGAACGTTGTACCTTTCTGGTATCTCATATCACAGAACACACGAAGTTTGGCCAT